GTAAGTGGTGGTTCAACAACTACTATGTCATTATCACATAGTGTTCTTGCAAATGATGTATTTATTTTTATCAATGGTGTTTGTCAAATCCCAACATCTGCTTATTCTATAAGTGGTAATACAGTAACTTTTGCATCTGCATTATCTGATGGTGATGTTGTAGTTGCAAGATATCAGAGATAGAAATGCCTTTAACAACAATAAAATCTTCAAATATAAAAGACTCAGAAATAAAAAATGCAGACATTAGTCCAACTGCTGGTATTGCAGAATCTAAAGTTGCTGGATTGGATGCAAATCAAATTAGTGCAAACGCATTTAATATTGGTGTCTTAGGTTTTAAAATGGCAGTAAGTGATGGACTTACTATTTTTAATCTAGTAGATGGTGTTGTAGATGAATTTAATGATGAGTCTGGTATAGATACTGGCGAAAATTCAAATGCATCATATGATTCTACTTCAGATTTTTACACAAATCAAATAGCTGGTGATATACCAGCACCACAAGTAGGTAGACAAGTTTTAACTGGTCATACTTTTGCAAATCAAGGTGAAGGAACATATACAGTAGAATCTGGTGTTACTGCTGTTGATTTATTAATTGTAGGTGGAGGTGGTGGTGGAATGCATTACTCAGGCGCACAAGGTTCATCTGGTGCTGGAGGTGGTGGACTAATTCATGTCACAGATTATGAAGTAACACCTGGCAGTACAATAAGTTATATTATTGGTAGTGGTGGTGATGGTTTTGGAGCACCTACTGCTTCTTACTATGCACCAAATCCTAATTTTCCTCCTTCACAAACAAGTCCATATCCTGGCAATAATGATGGAACATATGGTAGTCATGCATATAGTTTTGAGGGAGGTTCGCCTGCCCCTTATTATCCATCAATTTCACCTTATGTCGGTGGTGGTGTTTGGGATACTCCGACTGCACAAGTTGGTAGTCCTCCAGGCCCTGCTGAATATGGGCCAGGTACATATGCTGATACAAATCCAGGCAACTTTCACCCAAAAAATATTAATATGCGAAATGGTAGAGATACAATTTGGAATGATGGACAACCAGACTCTGCAACTACGACTGATGAGTCACCAACATCAAGAACTTACTTTTCTAAACTAACTGGATTTGGTGGAGGCCCTAGTAGAGGTTATGCAGATGGACTTAATACTTTTGGTGGTTGTGGTGGAGGTGGTTCTACTTTAGGACATGGTTCATCTTATGGGCCACTTGTTGGTGGTGAGGGTGTTCAAGAAGCAGTTTTTCCAGCAGGGCCAGGAATATCTCCAGGCGCACCAGAAGAAGGTGATATGCCAAGTTTAACTGGTAATGTTGTTGGGTCATTTGGTGCAGACGGAGGTAATGGTGAAGGCCCTCCACCTAACTCACAACATGGTGCTGGTGGTGGTGGTACTGGTGAAGCAGGAACTGGTGGTGCTGGTGGTAATGGTGGTGATGGTTTAATTTTTACTCTTGCAGATGGTTCTACTCCAGTTTCTTATGGTGCTGGTGGTGGAGGTTCAAGTGGTGAAGGTGGTAATGAAGGTGAAGGTGGTGATGGTTCAAACTCAGCAGAAAACGCCGGAACTGCTGGTAGAGGACATGGTGCTGGAGGACTTTATGGAAGTTCACCTTATGGTGCGATGGGTATGCCTGGTGGTTCTGGAACAATCATTGTTGTTGAATCAAGACAACTTGTAACTAACACTTCTTTAACTTTAATTAGTGACACTTTCACTGCAAACGAAACACCTTCAACTGCAAGATTAGTTGTATTTGCAGAATTAAATGATACAATAAATTCAGAAATAAGTGCAAGTGTAACTAGAGATAACTCTACATTTAATGCAGTGACTTTAACTGATGAAGGATATGCAGCTGGTTCTAGTGGTACTAAAATATTTACTGGTTCAACACCTTTGACTGGAGCAGCGCCTGGACAACCTCAAGTACAACTTCGTTGGAAGATTGTTGGTTCATCATTAGAGGGTGCAAATAAAATTCATGGTGTTGCATTGCAGTGGAAATAAATTATGCCAAATCCAAACACTGGTTTAACACAACTTAAATCAACTGACATCACAGATGGAATTATCACTGATGCAAAAATATCCCCTAGTGCAAATATCACATCTACAAAAACTGAAATTGCAACTGATTTAAGTGTCACAAATACACCTTTTAATATTGGTGTATTAGGATTCAAACACGCAGTTAATGAAGGTTTAACTATATTTAATTTAGTAGATGGTATTGTTGATGAGTTTCACAGTGAAGGTGGTATAGATACTTCAGAAAATTCAAACGCAACTTATGATGCAACATCAGATTTTTATTCAAATGATAGCACTGCACCATCACCAGCAACAACAAATATACAAGCATTTTGGCATAATGATGGCACTTTTGAATCTAATCAATCTCAAGATGGTGGTGGAGCTGCAAATAATGAGGTATCACCATTTACATATACTGCACCAGCAAACGCAACAGCAGTTGATTTATTAGTAGTTGGTGGTGGTGGAGCTGGTGGTCATGGTGTAACTGCTTCGGTGGTTGGTGGCGGTGGTGGTGGAGGTGCTGGTGGTTTAGTTTATATAGAAAACTTTCCAGTAGTTGGTGGTGGTACTTATCCTATTTCAGTTGGTGCTGGAGGTGGTTTTGAACCAGATTCAGGCACAAGTGGTGCAGATACAACATTTACATCACCAGTACCAACTCCTTTTGGTACAACCATTGTAGGTGAAGGTGGAGGTGCTGGTGGTGATTATAATGGGCCACAACCTATTAATTATGAGGGTGGTTCATCTGGTGGTAAAGGTTATGCTCCAGAACCAGCAACATTAGAACCAGCAACACAAGCAACAAATCATCCCATATCAGGCATAACACCAGCTGGTACTAATGCTATTGACCAAAGTCCTAATCTAAATTTACAAGGTAGTTATGGTAATGAAGGTTCTAATAATGAACAAACAAATGAATATGCGATGGGTGCTGGAGGTGGTGCTGGTGAACAAGGAACTCCTTCAAGTTCTAATACATATGCAGTTGGTGGTGCTGGTTTACCATATAACATTGCAGATGGTTCAACTCAAATAGTTTATGCTGGTGGTGGAGGTGGTTCTGGTGGATATCCTATGCCCTCACCTTACAGTCCAGAATCTCCAGGCGGAGGTGGTAGAGGTCGTGGTGGAACAAATGCTGCTGCAGAACCAGCTGATGCAACTCCACAAAATCCATTATTGAACGGAACAAACCCACCTCAATTTGGGCCACAAATTGCAGCTCTATCTTTTGGTGGCGGTGGAGGCGGTGGAGGTAATGCACCTGGCCCATCTGCACCATCTGGTGGTGGTAATGGTGGAAGTGGTGTAATTTATGTAGCAGTTTCACAAACTGGTTCTTTACAAAATTCTATGACTTTAATATCCGATACATTTACTGCAAATGCAACACCAAGTAAAGCAAGAATAGTTTTATTTGCTGAATTGCCAGATGGTACATCTGATTTTACAGTTTCTGCAACAAGAGATAATACTACATTTAATTCTATTACATTAACAGATGAAGGTTTTCAAGCAGGAAGTTCTGGTATTAAGATATTTACTGGTAGTACACCTTTAACTGGTAGTGCTAGTCCTCAAGTTCAGTTAAGATGGAAGATAGTAGGTTCTTCTTTAACTGGTCAAAACAAAATACATGGTGTAGCTCTTCAATGGGCATAATATATATATTATTATGAGAACATTATTTTTTATACTTTGTACAATTTTATTACTATCTAATAATGCACTAGGTGGTGATATAAAAAAGGGAGAAGAAAGATACTCCCAAAATTGTGGAAACTGTCACGGCCCTGCTGGTATGGGTTTAGCAAGTTACCCAAAATTAAAGGGTAAAGATATTGAATATTTAATAGACAGATTAAAAACTTATAGAAAAGGTAAAAAGATAGGCCCTAATTCATCTTTGATGATTATGATGGCAAGTCCATTATCTGATGAAGAGATAGAAAATCTTGCAGCTTATCTAAATGCACAAAAATGAAAATATTTAAACAAAAATACAAAACTCCCTCACAAAAAGAATTTCCCCCACTTATAACTTATCATGACAAACCTTATCGTGGTACTAAAGTTGATAGTAAAGGTCGTTTTTATTCAGTAGAAGATGAAACACAAAGATTGTTTCGTTGGGAACGAATGATTCGCAAAAAAGAAAGAAATGAAGAACAAATTAAAACTTGGATTGCAATCAAAGAAGGTAACTATCATAAAAAAAATTATTATATGAATAGTAGTAACAAACAACATTTTCATTGGAACAAAATGCCTAAAACAAGAACTGGTGGTAAGTTAAGAAGAAAATTAGATGGTGGTTGGGTAGAAGAATATAAACCATCAAAGTCTACAAGATTGCATCAATGGATACAAAATGCAAAAGAAGGAAAAGTTTTCAATGGACAAAAACATAGGACAAAACAATTTTTGATTAAACCATCATTAGAGGATGTTGAGCAAATCAAAAAACCACTTGACATTGAAAAAAAATAGTGTATAATACATTAAAAGGTGATAATTATGAACTCATTTACAGACTCAGAGATCGATACTCTCGAACTCCCTAAAACAGAAGAAAAATCAAAACAAGAAAATATTGTTCAACCAGATGAACAAAATGTAGTTAAGCTGGTTGGTAATAAAAATATTGTTTCAATATTAACATCACAATTTTTTGCAGAAAAAGAGTGTGATGCAATTATAAAAGAATGTGTAAAAGAATTATGGATAGATAGTTCTTTAAAAAAAGTAAGAAAAGCAACACAACAATCTTTACCTATGAATGAAAAGGGTTGGCCTTACACAAAAGTTTTAGAACTTGCACAACAAGCAAACGAAAAGAATTTTAAGATGCAACTAGCAGGTTTTTTTCAAGCAGACAATCCACAAATAGTTTGTTATAAGAACAAAGACTTTTACAACTATCATTTAGATATAGGTAATAATGCACCTTTTAGAAAATTAACATTTATCATACAACTTTCAGATACTAAAGATTATGATGGTGGTCACATAGAATTAATGAATATGACCACAGATAATAAATTATTTAGACAAAAAGGTCAGATAATAATTTTTCCATCTTTTGTTCCTTGGAGAGTTACCAAAGTTACAAAAGGTGTGAGAAATTCTATTGAAGGTTGGATACACGGGCCAAGTTACATATAATGAATCACGAAGAGTTTGCAAGTAAAATACCTTTAAATGATAGGGGAAAAGTTCGTGGCGAGATATGGTTTCCCACTATGTTTCATTTTATTGACATTTTGAATTACGAGGAAAGAAATAAGAAATGGTTGAAACATATTTTTAAATGGAGAGATGATGATAACAGAGGTATTGTTCGGTCTAATTCAAGAGGTTGGCATAGTGCAGTAGATATGCATACTAGAGAAGAGTATGTTGATATGGGTAAAGAAGCACTAAAAGTTGGTCAAAAAATACAAGAAGCTTTAGGTTTAAATCTAAAGACAGAACCAGTCATTGATAATATGTGGGCAAATGTTTCTCAATTCGGTGCTCATAATCGTAATCATACTCACCCAGGCTCTCATTTTAGTTTTGTGTATTATTTACAGTGTCCAGAAAAATGTGGACAAATATGGTTTTCTGATCCTAGAGCACAAGCAGTTGCAGTTCAACTTCCATATAATCCAGAAAAACCTAGAGTAAGAGAAACACTTAATGAAGTTTTTTGGTCACCAATTCCAGGCAGATTGATTGTGTTTCCATCGTGGGCAGTTCACGAAGTAGAACCTAATTTATCAGAATTAAAAGGTAAAAAGGGGTTCAGAGTAAGTGTTTCTGGTAATATGTCCTTTCATGCAAGAAAAGATGAAAAAATATCAGAAGTAAGGACTGGACATGATGCAAAAGGATTTTTAACTCTTGACGGAGTAGAAAAAAGAACATAATCTCTTTGTATTATAAATAATAATAAAAGGATTGATTATGGCAGTTCCAACTTCAAAATCAACATTTAAAGATTATTGTTTAAGAGCATTAGGTAAAGGTGTTATTGACATCAATGTATCTGATGACCAAGCAGATGATAGAATAGATGAAGCACTACAATACTTTGCAAAATATCACTATGATGGTATTGAAAGAGTTTATTTAAAACATCAACTTACTACTGCTGAAATTGCACGAATGAGAACAAATGAAAGTGCAATAACAGCTACTGATAAAGTTGATAGTTCAATTACAGCAGACTTTTTACAACAAGAAAATTTTATTCCTATTCCAGATTCTGTACTATCGGTAGTACAAGTTTATCCACTAACAGACAAAATCACACAAAACTTATTTGATGTAAGATATCAACTCAGACTAAATGATTTGTATGATTTTAGTTCGACTTCAATAATTCATTTTGAAATGACTATGAGACACTTGGATTATCTTGACCATATATTAACTGGTGAATATATAATAGATTTTAGAGAACATCAAAATAGATTATATATTAATGCAGATATGGAAAAAGATTTTAATAATGGAGATTTTTTATTAATAGAATGTTATAGAAAATTAAACCCAGATACCTACACAGATGTGTATGACGATATGTATTTAAAAAGATATGCAACTGCACTCATAAAAAAACAATGGGGTGCAAACTTATCAAAATTTAATGGTGTCGCAATGTTGGGTGGTGTTACTATGAATGGTGAACAAATCTATACACAAGCTATTGAAGAAGTAACAAAGTTAGAGGAACAAATACAGTTAGCATTTGAACTGCCACCAATGTATTATAAAGGTTAAACCATGGCAGTTAATAAGTTTTTTCACGATGGTAATAAAACTTCTATTGCAACAGAAAGAAGTTTATATAGTGATTTAGTCAAAGAAGCTATCCAAATATTTGGACACGATTGTTTCTATGTAAATAGAACAATAATCAGTGAAGATAATGTTTTCGGTGAAGACTCACTCGCAAAATTTCAAGATTCCCAAAGAGTAGAAATGTATGTTGAAGATGCAGATGGAGGTTTGCAAGGTGAAAAAGAACTTGTATCTAAATTTGGTTTAGACATAAAAGATGAAATTACATTTGTTGTAAATAAAGAAAGATTTCAAGACTTAACAAAACAGATTGCAATAGAAGAAGGTACTGACGAAACAACTGGTGGTTCTATATTATTAGAAGATGGAACACTAGACTCAAAAATTGAAGCTGGTACTTCTTACATTACAAGAGAAGATTCTGTTACAGATGCAGATAGACCACTTGAAGGTGATTTAGTTTTTCACCCAGTAATCAATAAAATGTTTGAGATAAGTTTTGTTGACCATGATGAACCATTTTTTCAATTAGATACAAATCCAGTATATAAACTTAAATGTAGATTATTTGAATATGGTAGTGAAGATATTAACACTGGAGTATCCACTCTAGATAATATAGATGATACAGAAAGTTTAGATGCACTTGCACATCAATTTACCTTTGAGCAAACATCAACATTTACTGAAGAGATTGCACTTGAAGATAATAGTTTATTACTATTAGATAGAACAGACTCTGATGGTACTGATGCTGGTGATAATTTAATTACTGAAACACAATTCGGCGCATCATCTGTCTTACTTGAAACAACTGATACATATTATATGATAGTAAAAAATCAGTCTGGTACATTTGTAGAGGGTGATGTTATTACAACAACTAGTGGTGTAACTGCAATAATAAAATTAATTGAAGATGATAAATTTTATTATGAATACATTACTGGACAATTTAACAATGATGATATAATTACTAGTACAAATACTGGTTATACTGCAACTATATTATCAATTAATGAAGAAAACCATTACTTAATAAATGAAGTATTTAATGTGGAAACTCAAGATCAACAAGCTCAAAATGAGTTGTTTGAAACACTAGATAATACAATACTAGATTTCTCTGAGTTAAATCCATTTGGTGACGCTGGTAAGGAGGCATAATGTTAGGACAACAATTTTATCACGAAACAATCAGAAAAATGGTTGTATCATTCGGAACAATATTTAATAATATTCAGATTGTAAAAAAGAATAATTCTGGAGTTATTACACAATCACTAAAAGTTCCTCTTGCATATGGCCCTAAACAAAAGTTTTTAACTAGAATTAGAGAAGATGCAAGTTTAAATAAATCTACTGCAATTACTCTACCTAGACTTGCATTTGAAATATCTACTATATCTTATGACCCAGCAAGAAAATTAAATAGAATTACTAAAATGAAGAAAGTTAGTAGTGGAAGTAAAACAAAACTAGATACACAGTTTATGCCTGTTCCTTACAATATTGATTTTCAATTATTTGTGTTATCAAAAAGTGGTGATGATGCGTTACAAATCATAGAGCAAATACTACCATTTTTTCAACCAGAATATACAATTACAATAAATGATAATGTAGACATGAATCAGAAAAGAGATGTACCAATAGTTTTATCTGGTATAGATTACGAAGATGATTATGAAGGTGATTTTGTATCAAGAAGAGCAATCATTTATACATTGTCTTTTACTGCAAAATTTTATCTGTATGGCCCAGTTACAAAACAATCAGTTATTAAATCAGTACAAGTTGACCAATATACAGATATACCAGATAAGTCACCAAAAAGAGAACAAAGATATGCAGTTACCCCAGACCCAGTTAGTGCAGATTTTGATGATAACTTTGGATTTAATGAAACTACATCATTTTTTACAGATGCGAAAAATTATGATTCTGAGTCTGGAACAGATAAATAAATGTAGGAGAATAATGTGGCAATAAGAACATTACCAAGTAGAGCTATTGCAGATGCATCAATACAAGCTGTTGATATTGCAAGTAATAGTATATCAAAAGCAAAAATAGATGCAGACACACGATTAGGTCTGCAAAACGATTCAATTATATTAGATGGAACAGATGGTGCTGGTGCAAACAAAGGTGATTTCTT